GCCGGTCGAGGCGGCGTGGCTGCGGTAGCCGGTCGAGGCAGCGTGGCTGTAGTCGCCGGTCGAGGCAGCGTGGCTGCGGCAGCCGGTCGAGGCGGCGTGGCTGCGGTAGCCGGTCGAGGCAGCGTGGCTGTAGTCGCCGGTCGAGGCAGCGTGGCTGTTGTCGCCAGTCGCACATCCACCCGAGGCGTTCTTGACGATCCACTCCACGACGCGCTTCACGAACGCCGGCAGCGCAATCTCGGCGCGGATCGTGATCTCCGCGGAGGCGACATTGCTGTCCCGGCCGTCGCGCGATAGTTCACCACCCTGCGCCGTCTCGCCGAAGCGACTGGTGACGGGCGGGTAATAGTTCCACACGTCAGGCGGCGCTTCGCAGGCGTGGAAGCCGATACTGCACGCCTGCACGCGGCCGTTGATGGTGTAGGTGCCGCCCACCGCATACTGAAAGTCGCGGCACTTGAAGTCCTTATCGAACCCCTTGAAGGATGCTATGGTGGGCGGCGACGCACCGGCGTCGGGTTTCTTGCTTGACATTACGCGGCCTCCTGCTTGCGGACTTCGATTTTGTAGGTCGGCTTGCCCGACGAGACGGTGCGTGCCTTCTCGAAGACCTTGCGGATGGTCGCCGGCCAGGCGGTGTAACGCTTCTCGGCAACCGACAACTTCGTGTCGATGTAATCCGAGACGTTCTCGCCCCACGACGCGACAACCTCACGCGCCCTCGCCAACTCCGCCTGATCCCATTCAACCTTCTTCGGAAGGTCGGCGACGATCACGAAGTCATCGGCGACGAAGCGGACGGTGCCGGTATCCTTCCCCTCGGCGCGGCGGCACTCGGAAGCACGCGCGGCGAAGGCGGCATTCATCCCGGCATGCAGCTTGTCCGCATACATCTTCGTGCGGTCCTGCAAAGCAGTCAGTTCCTCAAGCAGCATTTCAAACTGCGCGACGGGGAGATTTGCTATCTCCGCGGCATCCAGTTTGTGAAGCTGCGCCAGAGTGACGCGGTTTGACACGAAACAATCTCCTAACCGGGTTTGTTTAGTCCGCCGTTCCCCGGTGCGGCGGTAGGGGAACTATGCCGCCGACTTCCTTTGCGAACTCTTAATGACGAACGGCAAAAGATACTTTTCCGCCCATTGCGCCAGCAAAGCCGCATCGGCCCTGCCGTCATGCTTTTTGAGCGAAAACGAGTTGAACCAGGCGGGGAAACGCTCTTGCGCGATCTTCCTGCACACGTCCTTGTTGGCGGGAGCGCCGGCTGCCGCTTTCCACACCGACGCCGCGATTACGCGCGTCTCGAAGCCAGCACCAACGGAAACGCCGTGAAGCTGCCCGGCTCCGTAGCCGAAATGGAACGCGCCGGCGTGACCTTCATTCGGCCGTGAAGAAACGCCTTCGATCACTACTAGGTCAGGGATGTGGGCAACAAGGCGACGGCGAATTTCCGCCACGCCCATTTGCTTGAACGGGCAGCCGACGCTAGCTATAGGAGTATCTTCAACAGCGATCAGAACGCCGCTCTTGATGACAGCCATAGCGCCATTTATGCCCGGATCGAATGCTACGACGACGCTCATGCCGACACGCGAACAGGCTCGCGGTCGCACGACCGGAACACGGGGAACGGATACGCGGAGCCGTCCAGCACGGTCCCGTCCGTGATCGCGCCCCATGTTATAGCGGAGCCGGCGGGAAGCGGAGGAATGTCGTCGTGCGTCGGCAGGCGAAAGATGGCGGGGCGATCATCGGTAGCAGTTTTGGGGGTATCGTAGCAGTGCAACTTCTGCGCGTGATACGTCGCGCTTTGCCGAGTGATGCCGAACACGGCCCCGATATCGGCCCAAGTCGCGCCAATATCGCGCATTTCGGTGATTTTCTCGCGAGTGATCTTGCTCATAGTCTGCACCCCTTGTGACAAGCCATCATCGATAATGCAGTTATGGGACATAAAGATGCAGCCGTGCAAGCGAAATATTTGGATTGATTTATTTCCGTGATAACGCTATATAAAGGGACTATGGACCCAAATACGAAAATCCTAGCATCCGCGCGCTTGCGTGCGCTGATACAGGTTGCGAAGTTGCAGGATCACAAAGGGCTAGGCGATGCGGCCGGCGGCGCGGATAAAAGCGCAGTCGGAAACTGGTTAAACGTGCTTTCGCTAATCCCGGTGGATCATGCGTCCGCGCTGTGCGTCAATTGCGGGATAACGCTAGATTGGCTTTATCGAGGCGTGCCGGATGGTATCGAGCCGCACAAACTGGCGATGCTGGAGCATTTCATGGATCAGGATTTTATCGCCAAGAAGCGCGCGGAATTTGGCGTCAAGACGGGCGGCAAACGCGGTCTGGTCCGCCCCCGCTAAGGGTCGCTATATCGCGTTCCACGGATGCGAATAACTCGCACGGGCTGATGCGGCCGAATAGCGCCGCCTTGGCCGCGAGGGAGCGCAGCGTTGTGGCGCGACTGTTCTGTATCTGTGAAATGAGCTGGTTAATTCCGTCCGTTCCGGGGCTTGGCGTCCCGTTGTGTATGCAGTCCAGCACTGCGCTTGCCTTCGCGATCTTGTCTAGAAGGAGCGCGTCCATTTGATCGGTAAGAGCGTCTAGCACCCGGCATCCCTTCGTGGTTAGAAAGATACGGCGTCAAGTCAATACCATGCAGTTTACAATCTGGTAACGCAATCGTGGCTTGCAGTCATCTAGGGGAAAGTACGGGGGGGGCGGTCCCAACACCGTCACGTAAGGTGATTGCATATCATATTAAATGATGCTATGCAACCCGTCATGCGTATCCGATCGACCGAAGTTGCAGACATGACGGCGCTTTCGCTGCGGCAGGTTCAAGCAATGTCCTTGCGCGGCGAGATACCGAGCGCAGCCTTTGTCGGCGGCGTGTGGACCTACCGGCGGGAGGCTGTAGAGCAATGGCTGACAAAGCAGGAACAGCGCCCGCGCCGGGGTTATACCGCCGCAACGAAACATGGTGGGGACGTGTCTACGTCAACGGCCGAGAATATCGCCGCTCGCTTGGAACGGCTGATCCCAAGGCGGCGGAAGCCGCGCTAAAGACGTGGCGGGAGAAACTAAAAGCCGAAGCCGGCGGCGATTACTCGCGCCACCGCCTTAGCGATGCCGTGGTGAAGTGGGGGGAGGAATGGCTGCCCCGCAACGTCAAGCCTGCGGTCGCCCGCCGCTATCTCGTGAGCGCCGGCCAGTTGCTAGACGCAATGGGCGACGGGCTGATTGTCGAGATAGATGACGCCTGGATCGGGCGCTACATCACGGCCAGGTCACGCACCGCGACCAATGCCACCATACGCCGCGACCTTACCGCGCTGTCCCGCCTCATGGCCGCGATGATCGTATGGGGATGGCGGGAAGGCAACCCGGCGAAATGGTATGACCGTAGCGTGATCCGCGAGCGGCGGGAGCCTATGGAGCCGCCGACGCGCGCCGAGATTGCCGCCATGATCGACGCCGCTCCCGAGCGGATGCGCCCGGTGCTGCGCCTGCTGGCCGAGACGGGGATGCGCCTGGACGAAGCCGTAACGCTGCGGCGCAAGGGCGTCCGTGACGGGGCGATTACGCTCTACCGCACGAAAGCCAGCCGAGCGCGCCGCCTGCCCCTGGTGACGCCCGGAGGCGACGCGCGGGGCATTCTGCCATCAGGCGGCGACTACCTGTTTCCGGCTGGGCCGGACGGCAAGCCGTTCGCCAACTTTAGCAGCAACTTCGGCCAGCTTCGCACGCGGCTGGCGCGGGAAGCGCGGGAGGCCGGAAGGGAGCCGCCGCGCCATTGGCGCATCCATGACATGCGCCACGCCTTCGCCGTCCGATGGCTGCGATCCGGCGGGACCATTTACGCTTTGTCAAAGCATCTTGGGCATACGTCCATCAAAACAACGGAAATCTACTTGGACCATCTAACCGAACACGAGAGGGAGCGCGCGTTGCGCGACGGGAATACCGATGACTGACCAGCCATCGTTGCCGCTCCCCGGCGTCCAGCCAACAGAACCGGCGCGGCCAACGATCCATGACCGAAGCCAACTGGACCTAGCGCAATGGTTGCGCTCGCAAAAACGTGAGACCGGCACAAAAACCGGCACAACGGACAGCGGCGATAACGGTTCTGCTAAGGCTAACTTATTAAAATGGCGGAGGGAATGGGATTCGAACCCACGGCACACCGATAAAGTGTGCAACGGTTTAGCAAACCGATGTGAACGCCAGCTAAGGTATTGACACGTATATTCGTCAGTAACTTAGCTGGCGCATGGAGCGCGTAGAACGCCCCTAAAGCACACAAACCCGCACAAAAACCGGCACAGCTAGACGACGCGCCAGATGTTGAACGCCACGACTACAAGTTGCGCAATATTGAGCGGCAACAGGCCGTAGGCTCGCCGCTTGATGACTACGCAATACACTATCAGCGGTATCGAGAAAGCGTAGCACACCGCGCCGTAGAGCGTGGTAGAGCCTAGCGCCATGCCGGACAGACCTAGGACCGAAGCGACGATTTGCAGGGTGCGATCAAGCATCGGCGTGGACCGGGCACTTGCTGGCCTTGCGAGCGCGCACGGCATACTCGCCATAGGCGCGTTGCGGACGGTCATTCGGCTCGCACACGAAGCGCCGATAATCCTCCCAATCTTCCGGTGCAGCGTCCACCGTCTCATGCCGCGCCGTGAGCATGTGCAGAGGCACAAGCTGCGCTTGCGCGAACGGGCGATCCGCGAAGATGCGAACCGGCTCATTCGTGCGCGTGAGGCGGACGTTGATGAATAGCGGGCCGAACCAGTTGGACGGATCGACTACGCCTTCGTAGTGGAATAGGTCGCCGTGCGTCGGGTAGTTGGCCGGGGCGCGCAACAGGATGCCGTAGCCTCCCGGAACACGCGCGCCGAAGCCGAGGTTGACTTGCACTATGCCAGGCTCAGGCATGGCCGACAACAGCGGGACGGCTCCCATGTCAGGGTGCATGAAGCCGTCATCGTCCGGCGACAAGGTATCAGCGATAGGCCGCGCCGCCTCGCCGTCGAATGCCGCAGTAACGGCCCTGCCGGACCATTCCAGCGTGACGGCTCGCGGCGGATACAGGTAGAAGCCGAGAGACGACGCGAAGCGTAGCGCCTCGCAATAGCGGACGGCGCGCATGGGCAGCGTGCCTTGCGCGTCCTGGCTTGCACGCTCGGGCGCAATGCCGCCTGCGTAGAACCGCACGAAACGAACTTGCATGTGTGGCGCTCCTAAAGAAAAAGCGCCCCTGGCAAGGGGGTTGCCAAGGGCGCTTTATCAATCAGACCGTGCGAGTATTAGGCGTGACGGTTCGTGCCGCCGACGCGAACGATCTTTCGATTGGTGCCACCGATCTTCATGTAATTTCCTTTCATGTTTGCGCCTGCGGTTTCCCGCTGACGAACGGAACATCGCACAAGACTTGCTCCCGGTCAACAAGAAAATGCAGCCAGAAGCAATTTAGTGTCCGGCCTGCATCGCAAGTGCGTCCGTATGCACTTCGTTGACGCGGGCAGTCCATCCCTTGCCGAACGTTGCGAAAGTTTCCAGGCTTCGCAGGAACGCGAGCCGCGCCGACGCTAGCGCGTCAATCACGTCAACGGCGTTGCGGGCTGCGGCGACGGTCGCCGGCCCAATCGCGCCGTCCATCGGCACGCCAACGATGCCTTGTAGCGCCTTTGCTGCCCTGCTTGTCCCGCTATTCACGCCAAAGTCAAACACCATCAGGTCAACGCCGCTCGGCAGCAAGGCGCAATGCGTCAGGTTCCAATAGTTCGCTCTATAGATCGCATTGGCCGTCGCGAGCGGCATGGATCGCACGTCATCGACGGATACCGCGTGGCCTAGAAACGCCTCTAGAACGCGCTTGGTGATCCCGTAATTCGTCGCGCCGCCGGGGTCCGCCGGGTTGTCCACAAAGCCGCCTTCGAAGCCCAACGTAACGGCAACGCATCGGCCGAAGTTGTCGGGCTTGGCGGGCGCGGGCACGGCGGCAGGTTGCGGCGCAGGGTTGCCGCTCAGCCAGTTCATGAAGTCCATTTCAGCCTCCAGGCTCGGTAGTCTTTTTCAGAAGAAGCGATCCGCCGCCAGCCGCCATGATGGCCGACTGTGCGCCGGCAAACGCCATCGGGTCATAGGGATGCCCTAACCACACGGCGGCGTGGATCGTCAGGCCAAGGTGGCACAGAGACGAAAGCGCCATCATCATTCGGACGATATCGCCCGTGTTGTTGTCGCGTGTTGTCAGCATGGACCGCAGGAAGTTCACGGGCGCACCACGCCGCGCACTGCGGCAAGGTTGTCGCGGCACGCCTCGCCAGCTTCCGCTAGGCCGGCAATCCACTGGGCAACCGGCTTATCGGTAGAGTCGCTGGCAGGCGGCTCGGGCTGCGGCGGGCACGTCAACAGAATGTCAGGGATGGTGAGGCGCGGCGCTAGCACCGTTTGGACTTGCGGAGCGCAGGCCGTCCATAACGGCGCGGATAGAAGCAGGAACGGGGCAATTCGAAGCAGGCGCGGCATTTATATCTCCCATGATGGCGGCGAACTTCGCAGCCCGCCGAGCCTGCGCGGCGTTCACGGCGGCGAAGCCAGCGACGATACGGTTGTGATCCGACTGCATTTGCTCGGCGTCTGCGCGCTGTTCCGATACGGTGTGCTGCGCTACGACCATTGCGTTGTAGGTGTGGACCATGAAAAGCAAACCGCCCGCCGAAACCAAGAACGCAAAAGCGATCCCGGTAATTTTGCCGAGCGGGCCGGTTAGGAAGCCGATGGCTCCTAGCATTGCGTCACTCCATGTTGCGGGATAGAATGCGGATTGCGGCGGATAGGATGGCCGCGATTAGGAAGTGCGCTAGTAGCTTAAAGGGAACGGGTTTTGCGCCGGGCGCGACAACAGGACCGCCCGCACTATCTCGATGCCATCCGACAAGCATTCGGCGCGAAATCCGGCAGTTTCTCGTATCATCGGATGATCGTGGGTATTCTTCGTAGGCTCCATCACGAGAACAAGGCGCTTTCGGTATGCGTATGCCCATGCCATTTCCATGATTGTGCCGGCGCTCTTTTCTTTAGCGCCTAGCAGATTGACGAAGATAAGATCGCTTGTGATGCAATCGCCGTGATCGCGCTCCATGATGGCACGGTCTGTTGCCAGAGGATGCGAGTAAGCCGCCTGCCCGATCACTTCTTTCTTGCGAAAGAATTTCTTGGCGCGGAGCGGCGAAAAGCATTCGATACCGTCCGGCTCTAGCGCAACCCGCACCGCATCGCGCCAATCCTGCGCGACGCCGTATGTAAGGCCAGCAATCGCGCCGGCAAGATAGACCTTATAGCGCATGTTCAATCTTCCAATGCCGCGAGGATCAAATCGAGGTTGGGCGTAACAAGATGCGCGAATAAATACATCACATCCCAACGCTCGTATTCCTGATCCAGCAGTATGAAACCGAGTTTGCCCTTGCCGACGCAGTAACCTAGCTCCAAGTGCCCCGAGCGCCCGGCAGGGAGCGCCAGAACAACCGCGTCTGATGCGTCCAAGTGTCGCTTGTCGAAAGCGAACACATGCTCCGCAGCGTCGCCTAGAAGCGCGTCGCTATAGTCGCGCCCGCGCGCTAGTTCGTAGTCGCGCCAGCAATCATCGGCGTGCGGGCCGGCGGCGTGCCAGTCGTCAAACACGTCATGCCCGGCCTTGCGGATGGACGCCGCGATGGTGGGGATAGCAGGATTGCGAAGGGAGCCGATGACGTAAACCTTCACGGGTAACTCACTCCATCAGCGCGCAACCTCTCGATAGCGATTTGCAAATCTGCTAACGCGCGCCAAGCAACCTTCGTTGCGTGGAGCACCGTATCGCTATCCACCTTGTAGCGTTCCGCGAAGTGACGCATCAGGCAGTCCGCGTGATCGTCTGACTTACCGCGCGACCAATGCAGCGGCTGGCCTGGGTTGTGCTTGTCGTTGCCGATTTGCGACAAGCGCGCCACGTCCGCCAGCGCATCAGGGAAGTAGTCGATTACGCCCGTTGCCATAGGAACCGTTTTGCGCGCCGCGCTGTCCGTTGTCAGTCCGGAAACTGCCCGCGCTTTCTCCGGCTGGCGGAAATTCTCATTCAGGTCCAGGCTCGTGCCGGTGTAGTAGCAAATCCCTTCCGATTGGCACAATTGGTGGTTGTCGCATCCGTCCTGTATAGAAGGGCAACGACGCCTATATTTGACCATCAGGTAATAACCTTCTTCCAATAGTTAGCTCCTTCGCGCGCCCAAGGCTCGGGCGGCTCATAGAGCCGGAAGCCACACGCGATCAGACTGTTGCCGGAATGCGGATTGTCGAATGTATCGGCAACAACTGAGTGCCAGCCTTGCGCTTTCGCGTGCGCCTCTCGCACCCGTATAAGTCTGCGCTGCAAGCCTTGGCCGCGATGCTTGACCATCACGCCAGCCCGGCAAAGGTAGCCTGCGGGTTCACGTTGATTACGCGCTTTCTTGATGCACGCGAAGGCTACCGGCTCGCCGCTGATTGCCCGCACTATCCACCATTGGCCTTCCGAGCAGGGCGCGATTATATCGTCCGGCAGGGCAATGATCTGCATTCCCGCCAGTTCTACGGCGTGCTTAGGGCCGTCAACTTTATCAATGCGGTATAGCGCCATATCACGGCGCACCCGCTATGTTGACGCGATGGCGGAACTTCTCGCCTTTCTCGCGGTGGAACGTAATCGCGTGCATGGCGCGCGTTGCCACATGCCCCGAGCCTGCATTAAACGCATCTGGTGCAGCCGGAGACGGGAAGCTTTCGACCATGACGCCAGGAACTTCCTGCCCCGTTTTGTGGTGGATATGGCCGAAGAAAAAATGCCGGTAGAGCGTTTGTCCCCAATCGGCCGCGCGCGTCGCGGCCATCATCGCGCCCATGCGTGCCGGCGGCATAGTGTGCCCGTGCGTAGCACCGAGAAACACCTTTCCGAAACGCAAGAACCAAACCATTGCCGGCGAGATATTGACGTTGACGCGCGGATTGTTGCGGTAGAAAAGATGCAACGCGATGGCGATTGCCACCGCGCTGTCCGGATCGTGGTTGCCTGGCAGGAAGTTGATATCAACTACTTGATGCTTTGCGAGCACGATATCAACCATGTCTAGCGCCAGTTCGCAGCCGGCGAGAAAAACCTTGGACCATCGGCCATCAACGTCCAGGCGGTGCCCCGATTTTGGCGTCACTGCCTTTTCGTCGTTGGCATGGAAGTAGTCGCCAAGGCCGAGCAGCACGGCGCGGTGACTGGCGGGAGACGAAGCAACCAGCTCATGAATTGAATGCACCGCAGTCTGCTTAGTAATCTTGATATCGTAGCTTGCGCCGGTTTCCTTGCCCCAAGCATACATGCCGAAATGCAGGTCCGCGATCGGATAGACGGTCAACTGATCTTCGTCGCTATCGGCGGGGGGCGGCACGTAAGCCGACTTGCCGGCGTGCGACGCGAAAGCCTCTTGCAAGGCATCCACCAGCGCGCTGGCCGTGTCCTCCCGCGTCTTGATCCATTGCGCCAGCACGCGCCCGTCAGGTCCGACAAGGGCGCTAAGCCCCTTTACGGTGTGCCCGTCCGGTATCTCAAACACGTCTCCGTCATCCGGCTTCGACTGCACGTAACGCTTGGTCACGTTGCCGGCGGCGTCCAGGGCTACGCTATCGCGCGTCACGATATATCCGGGCGCAGGGTGCGCGCCCTCATGTAGTTTCGTCATGGATCGGCGTCGCGCGGCCTGGACGCGGGTCTGGAATGTTGATGATGGGATACCGAGCGCGGCGGATGCCTTGCGGTAACTGCCATGCTCCGCGAGCGCGGCAAGCGCGCTTTCGTCATCCGTCATTGTGCCGGCCTCATTGTTTCATGTGGAGTGCGGTGCCTAGCGCGCCTATAGCCGTCGCAATAGCGACGATGGCGGACAGCACTAGGCCGACGACGAAGCGGCCCGCAGACTTTGAGCCGGCGTTTTCAGCGATGCTTGTGGCGATGCTGCTAAGTTGTCTATCGACTTCGTTAAAACGCGCCTCAAAGACAGCCTCTTGCCGGTCGATACGGCGGCTTATATGATCTTCCATTCGGTTTTGCCGATCTTCTAAGCCGTCCATTCTGCCGGCCAGCCGTCCAACACTCCAATTAATGTTGAGGCGCTCGTTTGCGCCTTCGCCATCTTCCAATGTCAACCCCTGCCTTGAAGTTTTCGGTTAGTCCCGCCCGTGCTTCTGCCCCATATAAACAGCCATGCTTTGCAGATGGATCATTGCACTTGTAACGGTCGCTTCGCCGGGCCATTAACCGTTAAGCCCCATAGAAAAGTAACCATCGTAACCAATAGAATTTCCTGATTTACAGCGCCTCACGATGGCGCGGTTACGGGCAGGCCGTAGGTCGTTGCGGCCAGAGGAAAATTGAGGCTCCACGCGCTGCCAAGGTCGCCCGCGATATCCCATCCGGCGGGCTTCGTGACCGACGCGAAGTTGTCAGTAACGGCGTTGCCGCGGCCGAGATATCCGTTGCCGTAGAGGTAGAAGAAAAGCAGACCGGCTTGCGCGTTTGTCGGTGCCCTGGACAGCGTTATTTGCAAGTGCGTGGCGTCAACGCGAGTGCAGGCTGTTGCCGATATAATAGATCCGGGCGACGCAACCGATCCGCCGTCCATGACGTAGAAGCCGACGCCAGTTGCGGCTAGTAGAGGCACGACCAAATCATTGCCAGCGTCGTGCGTGATTGTGAGCAACAGCGTTGTCGTGTTGGCAACTGCCTGATACACGCCCGATATCACGGGACCGCCGACGCTTGGCACGCCAGCCGGTATCGCCGTCTCCGTAATGTCGCCGTTGCCGCCTGCCAGGATCGCACGCGCCGCTACAGGTGCGGCAAGCTTCGCGATGCGCGCTAGGTCAACCGGATCGAGGTGGTTGTAATCCGGGCTTGCGCCGTTCGTGATAACGCCTGTTGCGGGGTTCCACGAAACGCCTTGCGGGTTGCTGTCTCCTACTTGCGGAAGCCCGATGAAATAATGCACGCCAGCGCCCGCAACATCCGCTTCCGTCTCGCGGACCATTTGCATACCGGAAGTCGATCCGGAGCCGAACGGCATAGCGTTCCACGTCAACACCGGGAGCGACGCCGCTGCGCGCGAAAGCATACCGCGAACGAGTGCGATGAAGCGTTGCACGGCGGCGTTGTAAAACGCCTTTTCGCTGTATGCCCTGATGCTATCCGTTTCGCTCCACGGCAGGAAGATAAGAACCGCGTCGGCTAGGTCGGCGGCGGCTTGCTGGCCGAGATAGGTTTGCACGGCGGTTCCGTCCGCGCCCAGCGCCCAGCCGGACGGGTTGCTTCCGTCGCCAGGGTCATTCAAAAACGATCCGGGGTAAACCGTCGCGCCAGTGAACGGCGCATTACTGATGCCGTGCCCGCCCGCGATGGTGTAGGCCGATCCGCTGCCATAGAGCGCCAAGACATTGTATGCGAGCGCGCCAAGGTGCCAGGCGATGCCCTGCGCCAAGACGTGCCACGCGCCAGCGTTCAAGCCGTTACCAGCGTTCGACTGGCCTATGACGATGACTTGCAAGCCCCTACGCGCCCCGCGCGTCCAGCGCGTTGCGTAGGTCAGGAGCGTAGTGACGCTGCCGCTGGCAAGCGCGCTAGGCCACAAGGCAGCCTCATGAAACCAGCACTGCGCGGATCCGGATGACGTGCCCGCGTGCAAGAACAGCAGCGCGCCGGACAGTGCCGACGCCGAAGGGTTTCTGGTCGCCGTGCTTACCTGCACCCCGTCCAGCCATACATCCACGCCGACGCCCGTCGTGTTGCGGATGATGACGCTGTGAGTGTGCCGGCGATCAAGCGCGTTTGTCAGGATCGTTTGCGACGCGCCTGGAAACAGGATCAGCCGCGCGTTGCTGCCCGCCGCCGCGTCGGCCGCGAGTATGACTGTCCCGGCGCAGGACAGGAGCGTGATTTGCGACGGCGCTCCGTTGCCCTGGACGTAGTTAGGGCGCGACCAGACAAAGAACACCGTCCAGGCCGCGCCAGCGCCCAAGGAAGCCGATGCCAGCTTTAGGCCGGTGTCCATGCCCATTACGGGCAACAGGAAGCCGCTGGACGGCATAGCGGGCGGCAGGATGGTATTGAGGCCGACGCCGCCTAGGGTGCCATTTAGGCGCGGCGTAGCCTGCGGAAGCGTGCCACCGGAGGCGAAGCTGTAGGCTGCCAGGTTGACGCCGTTGCCCGACTTGTCCGCGACGGCGGACACTTGGTTATTCCATCCGGGCAGCGGGTTGTTGTTGCCGTCAAGCTGGCCGGCGTAGGTGCTGGCATCCCACCATCCCGCCAGCCCGGCGATTGAAGCGGGGGTTGCCCCGCCGCCGCCACCGCCGGACGGCGGGGCGGACGGAGCGCCTGACGAACGCCAGAACACCGCCTTACCCGGCGCGTAGAACATGGCGCGTCGTTTCGCGACAAGCGCGACAGATACCATGTCGGAAGTCTCCGGTTAGGTGAAGGTGAGAGCCGTAGTAACGGTAGTGGATTGGATCGTTCCGGAACTATCGTATTCCAGTGCCCAAAGATACCAAGTTCCAGCGGTCGTCGGGCCGTTGACGTATTGAACCCAGAGATTGTGCCCGCCCGTGCTGTATTGCACAGCGGCCTGCATCCCACTTGTCGGCTGGACGCTGTTACTTGTCGAGAAGGCGAAGTTGACGGCGTAAGCTGCCGTCTTGCTGCCATCCGACGATGACGAATTATCGTTAACCTGCGCAACGATGCCGTTTGTGCCGTGCGCCGCCGAGTAACCTACGGCGGGCGTCTGGCCGGCATTGCCGAAATTGGTTTGCGTCAACAGGTAGTTGCTCGGCGCGGCTGTGCTGCCAGTGCTGGCCGCTGTCCATCCGCTGTTGCCGCCCGCGTTGACGCTTTCGACCTCGTAGTCGTAGGACGTGGAGCCGGTAAGCCCCGTGATCGTGGTTGACGTGCCGGAGATACCGGATACGGTTGTCCACGAGTTTGCGGCGTGAACGCTGTAGCGAACCGAGTAGGTTGCCACCGCGCCACCGGAAGCCGGCGCGGTCCAAGATAGCGGCTGCGTCGTGCTGGTAGCGGTCCCGAGCGTGAGCGCGGTCGGAAGGCCGGGGTTCGCCACAACGGTTGTGGCGTTCGTCGTCGCCGTGAACGCGGACGTTCCGCCGGCATTTACCGCCGCAACCTGCAAATCGTATTGCGTGCCGGCGGTTAGGCCGGTGATCGTGGTTGACGTGACGGTAAGGCCGGTTATCTGCGTCCAGCTTCCCGCGCCAGTGACGCGGTATTGCAGCGTGTAGGTTGTCACAGCGCCGCCGGAACTCGGGGCGGTCCAAGACACGGGCGCGGTAGTTTGCGTCATCGTGCCAGCCGTGAGCGCGGTCGGCGTGCCGGGCGCTGCAACGGTTGTGGTGGCGTTGGCGACGCTGCTAGGCGTGCCGTTGCCAGCGGCGTTGACAGCGAACACCGAGAAGTCATACGCGGTCGAAGCCGTAAGCCCGGTGACGGTGTAGTTTGTCGCGCTGACGCCGGTTGCCGCCGTGATCCAAGACGACTGCCCGGTGACGCGATACTGCGCCGTATAACTGCCCACAGCGCCGCCGGAAATCGGGGCGGACCAAGCCAGATTGACCGTGCTGGCGGACGGGCCGGTTGCCGACAGGCCGGTGACTTGGCCTGGAACCTGCGTCGGGATCGCTGCCGTCGTGGCGTTGACGATGCTGCTAGGCGTGCCGTTGCCGCCCGCGTTCGCCGCGATAACCTCGATATCGTATTCCGTGGAAGCGGCCAGACCGGAAATAACCGCATTCGTAACGGAAGCCGCAAGCGCGGTCCATGTCGATTGCCCGGTGATGCGATACTGCACAATGTAGCCTGTTGGCGTGCCGCCGGACACCGGGGCGGACCAGCTAATCGCTACGGACGTATAGGTGACGGTGCCAACGGAAACGCCGATCACTTGGCCTGGATAGGGAGAGGCAACCGGGCCTGATACCCATGCGTAGAACTTTGTCCCGGCCGAGTAGGTGACAACGTAAACGTCGGCAATCTGGCCGGCTGATATCGTGCTGACACCGCTTGTGGTGGCGATAGTGCTATCGAATGTAACATTTCCGCTTGATGCGTTGATGACCAAGCAGGAGAAACCGCTGCCCTGCGTTCCCGAGTGCGTAAGCGTTACGGGTTGCGAGCAAACCAGAATGCGCCCATTGTGCGCGGAGCCGTCAAGCAACGTGTTGGCGGTAATCTCCACCACGGGAAACTTGTATATAGGCATCTTGCCGGCGATGTATGTCCACATTGCCGCGAAGGTCTGGGCATACATGGAACTCGTGCCCTGGCCGACGAAGAACGTATCGGTATCGGCGGCAGGGGCGGCGGCTTGCGCTTGGTCAATCGTTTCGCCGCCGAGAAAGTTAGCGAGCGTGATAAGGTGATCCTGCCCACCGACGCTAACGGCGACGCTATCCGTGTTCGCCATCGTGGTTACGGGCGGCAGGTTAGTCAGGATAGCCGCGCTTTCCACGGCTGCAAGGCAAGCCGCGACACATTGCGTGATGATCGTAGCAATGGGCGTCTGGACGGTGATTTGCGCGCCGGTCGCGGCGTTAGTTTGCACAACGTCAATCAGGTCGCCACCGGAGACGGGTTGCACCGTCGCCGGAAGCTGGTTGATCGCAAGGTTCGCCATACTTGAAAACTCCTAGTAGCGGACGATAACCAAGCCGCCGCCGCCGGCCGCGCCGGGATTCGCAGTCGTGCCGCCCGCTCCGGTGCCCGCGCCTGATGCGCCGCCGCCCGGTGCGTATCCAGTATTCGCCACGGACTGCGCTACCGAGCGCATTCCGCCGCCGCACGGCGATCCGCCGCCAAGCCCGCCCGTATTCATCGAGCCGCCATTGCCACCGTCGCTGCCCGACACGTTCACGTCGCCGCCGGAGCCGACGCCGCCAGGTGCACCGAAGGGTGGAGCGGACGTGGTGTTAAGCACGTTCAAGCCGCCGCCGCTCGCGCTCGCATACGCGCCGAAGCTGCTTGTGCCGCCCGCACCGGGAGCAACGCCAGACGTGCCAGCGGTCCCGCCTGCGCCGACTGTGACGGTTACGGTGCTGCCGGGCGTCAACCCGGAGACGCGCTTGCGCGAGTATCCGCCGCCCGATCCGCCGCCAGATGGTGTGCCGGACACGCTGGCATAGGAGCCGGAACCGCCGCCCCATACTTCGACCTCAACCTGCGTCACGCCGGCTGGAACGGTAAATGTCCCGCTGGACGCAAAGGACTGCACACCGCTGCCAAAGCCGGGGCGCAGAGAAGGCAGGGAAAACGGAATAAGCGGCGCGTTGCTGTAGGTGGAGATATTGCCGGACACCACGGTTGTCGCGCCATAGGCGACGGTCACGACGGCAAGGCCAACCCATCCGCTATCGGGCGCTGGCGTGGTTTGCGTGCCGGTTGTCGCCGCCGTGCCAGCCTTCGCCTGCAACTGGACGCGCTGCGTCCTTACGGTGTTCTGCGCCGTGCCGCTGTTTGTCGGCCCGCTCCACGACTGCGCAGGGTTGCTGGCGTTGTAGTAAGGGAACGTTACGGGCGTGCCGTCCGCTTCCACAAGCGAAGCTTCGATAAGGTAGTTGATAGATTGGCCGCTAGTTGACGGCGCGGTAAGCGCGATGTTAGTTACGGCAGTGTTTATACCTACCTTCATCAGCGCGTCAGCGGTGTCTGCCGCGAGCGAACCGAACGCCGTAGCGTCAACGGTCGAAAGCTGATAGATGCTGCCAGCCCCGACGTTAACGCCAAGGCTGGCGGGCGAAGTCGGCACGGTCGCAAGTCCGCCGAACACGGTTGCGGAGCCGATCACGTCCTTTACGAGATAGCCTAGCGCGACCATTACGTTGCGCTGGATATTGAGCGCGTCTGTATCGAGCGGGATTGCGCCCGGATAGACGAAAATGCGATCCATGCTTCACTTCCGAGTGTGAGTTAATCTAAGGCAATCCACGCCGTTGATGCGACGGGCCGAACATCATTCACCACGGCCAGCACTGCGGCTTGTCCGATTACGCCGCCCATCATGGAGCGGCTCGCGTATTCGATAGCGCCCGAGCCATATCCGCCGGTTGCGCTTGTGACTGATCCAAGATGGCCGTATCCCATTACGCCAGGGATGCCGGAACCGACTGGCGTTTTCACTTTCATCAGGAATTGAAACGGCATCAGCAAAGAACCGTATCCGCCTCCCACGCCGTATCCGCAGGCGACGCCATAACCTCCCGTGTCTTGCGGCTCACTCGGCTCGAAAATCCACGGGGCGTGTCCCGTAAGGTCCGTGATCGCCTGGACCATCGCGGGCCGCGATCCTTTCGGGCGAAACAACTCTTTCTGTATGCGCGACTGTAGCGCGGTGTCGCCTTCGCCAAGCCTGCGCGAGAGGAACGAGCCAAAGAAGTCCGCCGCGATCATGTCGAGAAACACGCCCGACGCCGTAAGGATGCGCGTTTGCGTGATGACGTATTGCAGTAGCGAGTATGCAAAGGACATGCACGCCGCGCAGCCGTTAAGCACGCCGTCCAGCACGGGAGATTGCGTCGGCTGCCCCGGCGTTGTGGTCGGAAACCAGCCAACGGGCAGAACGGATCGAGCGCGCTCTACCATGTCGGTTTGATCGCCAGTTGCCATCAGGCGCTCCAAACTGTTTTGAGAACGAGCCTTTCAGGCTCTAGCAGAATGCGCCGCTGATCCGTCACGGCGACGCGGCGAAAGCCTTTCTTCTTGCCGTCAGGCCGAGGAAGGGGACGGCGCGCTACCTTGCGCGCTGCCATTACGTGACGGCGACGCTACCGGCGCTTGTCTTGACGACGCCGTTGGATGCGCCGGGCGCAAGGTCCGCAGTCGCGCTATTCAGCGTGTATGACGTAACGTCTGAGATTGACGGATCGACGCCGAACACCACGGCGATAAGGCGCGCGTAGGACAGCGAAGCGCCGACTGGCAGGCTGTTGACGTAGGCAATGATCGCGTTCTGCACTGGCGCGAGTAGAGCGGGCTTGTTCGTGGTGGGGTTCGTCGTGATCGTCAGGGCGACGGTTGCCGTGGTGTTCGGCGGTGCCACAACGTAGGCTTGCGTCCCGAGCGGACGATACAGCGCGACGCTGGCCGCGACGGCGCTAATGAGTGATGACGGCGGGCTTCCGCTGCCATCGTCAATCGTCACAAGGAAAGCACCGGCCTGCGCCGTTTCCATGGCGTTCACGTTTTCCTGCACAAGCACAGACAGGCCGGACTGCACAAGCGACGCGGCGTATGTGATCGCCGGCCCGGTGGCGCGGCTCCGCGTGGTGATGTAGTTGGCGAAGCGTAGCCGCAACGCTGCATCGGTTTCGGCGTTAAGCCCGTTCGTGAAAGGAACGGCGTTCGTTACGGCGTCAATTCCGGCGATGGCGGACGATATCAGGGATATAGCGCCAGTCACCACGTTGCCAGCCGAGCCGATAGACGGATTGCCGCTCGCGTCAACCGTCACGTCCGTAACTGTCACGGTTGCCGATGCCTGCGCCGCCGGCACGAGAAAGCCGTTAAGCGTGGCGTTCCATAGCGCGTTCGTGGTGTCCGCTATGACAGCAAAAACGCGCGAACCGTCCGCCGTTTTTACCTGCACGCCAACTGCGATCAGCGCGGAACTTGTCGGCGTAAAGCGAGTGAAAGTGACGGGTCCTGTTGATGCGTTCGGCTGGATGCGCGTAAGCGAGTAGTCCGCAACCCATGTATCAAGATCCTTGCCGTTGCTGGTGGCGGCTCGTGTGGTTTGCAGAACTAGCAGGATCAGCCATTGCAGCCACAGCGCGATTGAGGCGTTCGCCTCTAAGATCACGCGCACAACGCTGCCAACTGTGAAGTCGAGAATTTGCGCGCAAGCGCCCTGCGCCGCAGCCGCCGCGTTCTGGACAAGGGACGTGAAATTTTGCAAGGAAAGCTGCATCACGACACCGGAACGGTAAGAAGTTGCACGATGCCGGTCTCGGCATCAGTGTATTTGATGGAGGCCGTAACTATCCCGCTAGGGTCAACCGTCACGGAAACAACAGGGACTGGCGACTGCGCGATTGCGGCTTCCTTGGAAGCCTGCGCGAGAATGAGCGCGTTTATGGTGTCCGCAATTGCGGGCGTGCCTACCATGCGGCCAAGCCCGCCGCCGTAGTCGAGTTGCCAAAGGTAATCACCCGCGTTCGTGAGAAGCCGGCGAATGAGGCGTTGCTGTCCGTAGGCCGCACCATCAACGGTCAGCAGGTCGCCGGTCGGCCCTAGTTGAAGGTCCGCCCCGAAAGTGTGCCAGGCATCCGGCATTGCATGTCCTATACAGGCTCGTTTGTAGTGCCAGTAGTGCTAGGCGTCGTGCCAGCGTTGTATGGGTGCCCGTGCGCGTCATAGGCTGCGCGGAAATCGGCAAGGGTCGCTTCCGATCCAGTTCTATTGCGGTCGGTAATATCGCCCGTAACTAACAGGTTCCCGGTCAATACGACCGTCCCGTTGTTCGTAAATTCCAAAGTCGTGCCGCTGGCGTCGCCAATGTGAACGTGGCCGTCATTTGTAAGCTTCACGTATGAGCCGGACTTGTGAACTATCCACCGTTCGCCACCGACACCGCCGGCAGGTTGCTCCGCGTCGGAACAAACGCGACCAAGAATGATGCCGTTATCGCCGTCGCCTTCATGTTGGATGACACACACTTGCTCGCCGGTCGTGAAGTGCGCCACGTCGCCCCAACCATCGCCGCCCCAAGGCGACACGATAGGAAGCCAGCCTGTCAGCACGTTATCGGGTTGCAGCGTGACGCGGCCAGTTGCAGTTTTGGGGTCGTAGTTTTCCAGAATGCCGAAACGCGGTGCGCCTATAGAGCGCGCGGCCATAGTGGCGTGCGCCTTTATGCCGTTGAGGAAAGCCCGCATAGGCTAAACTCCCGAGCTTTGTATGGTCGCCGCTTCCGTCGCGTTGGATTTGTTGCGGGCGTCGAACATCATGGAAAACCCGCCGGCCATATCTATGCGCTTCGTTACGGTGTTCGGGTAATAGGATTGGTCCCAATCCGTGCCCGTGCCTTGCAGGCTGATTACGCAACGCGGCGTCAAGATAAGGTCGCCAATCATCGTTGCGCTAATGCTCATTTCCTTCGCAACTATATCGGCGTAAAGCTGGTTTGCAAGCTGCTGCGCTTGTTCCTCGGTGAGGCCGGGGCGCGTGAAAAAGTATTGCTGCACGTCCTGTGTGGCACTCGCAAGTAGCGTCTTGGATGACAGCGCACCACGGCTGAAAGTCTTTTTCTGCTTTGCATTCCAACTTCGCACAACGACGCGAATACCGCGATTGAGTGCGAGGCTACGCTTCATTTGCAGACCGGGCGCGTTGCCGAGTTGCCGCCCGCCCGTGTCCTTGCTCCAAGTGATAACGTATGGATCGCTATTCGCGTCGGCAGGCTTCGCCAGCGTCAACGTGATACCGTCCATATAAACGTCCAAGCCTTCAAACTGCGCCAGCGTCTTTAGGATATCCCATGACGTTGTGACGCTGTGAAGTTGGTTCTGGTTCGTGAATACGTGATCGTTTGACCAGAAGCGGCCTACCGGCGTAGTGGTCTGGATGGCGCTGCATTGGAGGCCGAATTTCGTTGCGAGCGTTTGCACTACCTCGCTTGTGGTTTGGTTCTGAAAAGCGTTCTGCGTCCTATCGTCAATCATCAGCGAAGAAAAGTCGCGCCCGGAGACGGTTAACGTGTTGCTTTCGATAGCATACGCTGCGTCGTCAAGCCGTCCCTGCACAAGCGAAGTCCAAGCGATGCCCTGCCCTTCCTGCGCGCCGAGCGGGAGCAACCCAACTTGAACGTCAATCGGGTTCTGCGGAGTGATCGGCGGCAGGTTTGCCCACCATGCCAGACTGCCGATGCCACCATCTACGGGAACCGAAACGAACGAAAAGCTGTCCGCATGAAAGTTGCCCGTGCTGGTAACGCTAACGCCTGCAACGTTCGGTATTTCTTGCCCGCCGCAAAGGACGCGGGCGCGCGGGCGGATGGCGTATCCCGGCGCGCTAGGGTTATTGATTGGCAATACCGCCTCCCGCCGTAGGGTCCGGATCGGGTATCGTCAACGTAACGACGCCAGATAGTTGCGGATCGCTGAGACCGTTCGCCTGCGCAATCCTGATCCATTGCGTTGCGTCGCCAAGTTGCTGCGCGGCGATCTGAAACAGGTTGCCGCCCGCCACCGTGATCTGCGTAGGCATTATGCCGCCTCTATGTTCTTTCGCGAGCGCCCAAGGTATCCGTTGATGACGGGAGCCTTGGCTACGCATTCCGCATTCGACGTGGCGGTATTGAGCGACGCGACGCCTGATGCCGCCGTGCCCGGCGCAAACACCGTGCCAGCCGCTGTAGCGAGGGAGACGACGCCGCCTATGTTGCCCTCGGCAAGCGCCTGAGCGCCGCCTACAGTGCCCTGTGCGACGCCTAGGCCGGTGTCCAGCGCCATCGCCGCCGCCGAGCCTGGAAACACTGCCGACGCCGCGCTGACAAGCGGCTGCACTTGGCTGATGGCGGTTTGCACCGCCGCCAGGTTGTCAGGTGTCAGGCCAAGCGCGCTTGTCACGTCCTGCGATAGTTGGCCGAGTAGCGATTGCGACGCCGCGCCGCCGGACAGCGTTTCGTCGCGGATCACTTCGCACGCGACGCTATACGGTATCCAGTTGGAGTATTGCTCTTTCGACGTGAAATCGGAAACGACGACGGTATAGAGCCGATCTCCCCATGACAGAGAGACTTGGTTGCCGGCGTTCAACATCGCGTAAACGGCGCGTGCCCGGCCGCGTGCGCCGGCTCCGTTGAAGTATCCGGTCCATGCGAGCGGCGGATACTCCACGCCCATAAGGGACATGGTAACGACGCCGCCTGGCAGGACCGTCTTAACGGTGCGCTGGCGTCCGCCCCACGCGATGAACTCCGGCACTTCGTAGGTCGTGAAAACGACGCTGCCGAGCGTGACGGTTCCAGCGCCGCCGAATACCTGCGAAATGGCCTGCGCCACCGCCGAGATAGGCGAGACGATGGACGCAAGGGAAGCGCTCATTTTATGGTGTCCATCCGGGTTGCATGACGCCTAGGCGCGTATCGAAGCCGGTCCCGCCGGTCGGCGGCGCGTTCACAGCGCCGGATATGCCGTTCGTGATGTGGTCCGCGACGTGATCCGGGTTCGTGAGATAAACCGGGACCGGCGCACCTTGCTTACTCGGCAGTTTCGGGCTGGCGTTCCACCAATGCGAGGTAGGGTCCGCCCATGTGCTGCTGTCGAATGGCGAGAAACTACGCACCGCCGCTGCGTCGGCTGCGCGCCCTTGGCCGAATATCGCGCCTTCAACCTTATCGGAAATGGTCGATAGTTGCGCCTTCAAATAGCTTGCCAGCGCAAAGGCCATAGCGGTTATGGCAACCGGCGCGATGACAGCCGCCGCGCCTTCAATTGCGGCGGTCGCTGACGCTGGAATGATTTTCATGCCCGACTGCCCGGCGATCTTGGAGACGGCCTTAAACAGTCCCGACACGGACAGACCGAGCAAGCCGTAACCTGCCGCTTCCGCCCCGGTATCGCTTCCCTGCAACTGACTATTCACGCGCGATATGCTTTCATGCAGCACATCAAAGCCGGTTCGCAGTCCTGGCAGCGTTTCTACAACAAGCGTATTCAAAACGTCTGCCAGTCGGGCCATTACTTGCTGCCCTTGCTGCCCCGTTGTTCCGGCCAGCGTTTTTTGCGTTTCTCCAACGCCCGGCAGCGTCCTTAAGTCCGTGTCGAATGTCGCTAGCCTACCAACTGCTTCCGGGTCCTCAAACGTCCCGGCAACGCGCTCGCCACGCTGATTGAATGCGTCCCTTAGACCTTTCATCGCATCAATTGGCCGCTGTGACTTCGCGTATGCCGCGATGCGCTTGATTAGCGCGTTGAAGTCCAGCTTGCCGCCCGGCGCTACGCCTGCAACAACATTGCCGTCCTTATCCAGAACGCCCATGTCCATAAGCGCGTTAGCCGCCGCGCTGAAATCGCCGTTCCTGTTAGGAGTGTAGTTGTGGATGGAGTTGATGACGTTGGATACGCCAGTGCCCGCCGTCG